AATACGGCTCAATTAGTCAATGTTCTGCCCTCAGATCGCCCCCAAGATGCATACAAAGTAGTCGCTGAACAAGCAAGTCCGCACTGCCCAAAGTCTATCCGTCCTTACATGGACAGAAAAACTGTAAAGCGTGTAGTGATGACCGTACCCTACAATGCTAAACCCTTTAGCAACCGTGGTTACATCAAGGACGCACTCAAAGAGAAAGGTGTTGAGATCGATAAAGATGACTTGACAAAGACTGTGGTCGCTGTTAGAAATGCTATGGATGAGGTCGTACCTGGTCCTATGGCTGTCATGTCTTGGATCGAATCAGAAGTCGCTAAGGCTATTGATCGTGGCAAGACTGAACTAACATGGACAACTCCATCTGGCTTTGTGGTAACACAGAAGCTGATGAAGAAACAGACAGTTCAGGTTGAGTTGCAGTTAATGGGTCGTTGTAAGTTAACCGTTGCAGTCGATGACTCTGACAAGGTTGACAAGCAACACCACAAGAATGCAACAGCGCCCAACCTGATCCATTCACTTGACTCCTCGCTCCTCCATTTCAGTGCACTTCGTTTTGACGCACCGATCGCTCTCATTCATGACTCTGTATTGTGCCGTGCTACTGATATGTCTAATCTCAGTGCAATCGTACGAGAGACATATATGCACCTCTTCGCTGAGCACGATTACTTGCGAGACTTCGCTGACCAAATAGAAGCGGAGACTGACCCACCGATCATCGGAGATCTGCAACCAGAATCCGTGATTGAATCCACTTATTTTTTCTGTTAATGCCCCGTACTATCCACAAGACTGAACAGCCTGTTGTCCTCGAAGGTTATCAAGCTGTACTGAAGCCAAGCAAGTTTGGCTACTCCCTCTCTGCTATTGTCGATAGCGAGATTGTCGATGCCCTTGAAACTGACCGTGAGGAATCACTGCAGTGGGCACAAGGTAAACTCAAGAATCCAAAGCGTTCTGTGCTCAAGCCTGAGCCCTGGGAAGAAGTTGCTGAAGGTCAATTCAAAGTTAAGTTCAGCTGGAATGAAGACAACCGCCCGCCTGTCGTTGACACCGAAGGCACACCTGTCACAGACGAGAATACGCCCATGTATTCTGGTAGCCGAGTTAACCTGGCGTTCTATCAGAAGCCGTACATCCTCAAGGATGGCGTCACTTATGGAACAAGCCTTAAACTGGTTGGTGTACAACTGGTGTCTCTCAATTCAGGAGCTGGTGTAGACACTGGCGATATGGCTGCTGAAGATGTAGCTGCCCTGTTTGGTAAGACTGAAGGCTTCAAAGCTAACGATCCTGCTGTCACTGTTATCCCTGGTTCCGATGATGACTTCTGATTTTCAATTCACTGTTGCGAAGGATGAGGTTACGGGTATCTACAAAGGTACCCTTGACATCCAGCTCCCTCCCATTTGTGTCACCCGTTACAAGGCTGACAAGAATGACTTCAAGTACGAGATGTCTCGTGCTGTGACTGAAGTTGTTGAGGCTATCATCGAAAAGAACATGGACGACTAATGGCATTCAGATCCAAGCTCGAAGAGCAGGTCGCTGATCTACTTGTAGACCTTGGTGTTAAGTATGAATACGAGACAACTAAAGTCCGCTATATTATTAATTACGTTTACACACCAGACTTCGTGTTACCGAATGGTGTCGTATTAGAATGTAAGGGTTATTGGGATGCTGCTGATCGACGTAAGATTAAAGCTGTAAAAGAGCTGCATCCTTACATGGATCTACGTATGGTATTCCAAGCACCCTTTAATAAAATCAGCAAAAAATCAAAAACTACATACGCTAAATGGTGCGATAAGCATGACATCCCTTGGACTTCCTTCAAGGACATCCCCATCGACTGGCTCCTCTGAGTTTCTATTTCACGAGCCATGCGAAGAGTGTGGATCGTCAGATGCTAAGAGTGTCTATGATGACGGTCACACATATTGTTTCGTTTGCCATCACTATACGCACGGTGATGGCGAACCTTCTTTACACATTCACTCAAACAAGTCCGCACGTGTGAACATAACAGGCTCAGCCCAAAGGCTGCAGAAGCGTAACATCTCACAGAAAGTATGTGAGAAGTACAAAATCTACCGTGATGGTGATAAGCTCCGCTTTTACTATCATGACGAATCAGGCATCGTCAAAGGTGCCAAGGTAAAGACAAAGGGTAAATCATTCTCGTATGAGGGTGAGGTACCTGGTACATTCTTCGGACAACATCTCTACCCTACTACTGGTAAACGTATCGTCATCTTTGAAGGCGAGATGGACGCAGCTAGTGGGTCTGAGTGTATGCCAGGATGGCCGATGGTTTCTGTACCATCAGGTGCAGCTGGTGCAAAGAAGGCTGTACAAAAACAACTCCCACTGCTGCAAGGTTACGATGAGATTGTTATCTTTTTCGACAATGACCAACCAGGTCGTCAAGCCGCTGAAGAGTGTGCTAGCGTACTACCACCAGGTAAGGTCAAGATTGCACACCTCCAGGGTGACTACAAGGACGCATCAGACGCCCTCCAAGCCAATGACTCAGACGCTGTATGCCGAGCTATCTGGGACGCCAAGCCGTTCCGTCCTGATGGCATTGTCGATGGCAAAACTCTTCTAGATCTTGTAACTACACCATCTCCCGCTGCAGATCATGACTACCCATTTCAAGGATTACAATCAAAGCTTCACGGGATCAGGTACGGGGAGCTTATCACGATTACTGCAGGATCTGGTATCGGCAAATCCAGCTTCTGTCGTCACATTGCAACTAACCTGCTTTCAAAAGGAGAACGGGTCGGTTACTTGGCGCTTGAAGAATCCAACCGTCGTACAGCTTTAGGTTTGATGTCGTCCGATGTTGGCAAAGCATTACACCTAGGAGAACACACCCATGAAGAACTTACGGCGGCTTTTGACGCCACAATGGCTAATTGGAACTTGTATCTTTTTGATGGCTTCGGGAGCTATGATCCTGATGTTATCTATAATCGCATTGAGTACCTGGCATCAGGTCTCGACTGTAGAATCATTTTCCTGGATCACCTCTCCATCCTCCTTTCTGGGCTTGACGGAGACGAACGGCGGATGATCGACACCACAATGACTAAGCTTAGGTCGCTCGTGGAGCGCACTGGTATAGCGTTGTTCTTGGTGTCTCACCTCAAACGTACATCATCGGATCAGAATCATGAGGAAGGAGCACGTGTTACACTTGGACAGCTCAGAGGCTCTGCAGCAATTGCACAGCTATCTGACGCATGTATTGGACTCGAACGCGATCAGCAGAGTGGAGGCAAACAGTCTGATACGACTGTTAGAATCCTCAAAAATCGATATTCAGGGGAAACTGGCATCGCGTGTCAGCTGAGCTATGATCTACCTACCTGTAAATTCTATGAAACTCAACCAGAACCCGAGTTCAATGCAGCAACAGACTTCTGAACTCAAACGACCTAACCCACCTACTACCCAAGCTATCGAACGTGCTCAATTCAAAGACAAGACGTTCAGATGGAATGGGAAGTGAGTCTAATCTTTGACATAGAAACAAACGGTCTATTGCATGATGTTAGTACCATCCACTGCCTTGCTATCCACGATCTCTCGACAGATCAAACGCTTGCGTACAATGACACGGGGTCCAGTGAGCCGATATCAAGAGGCTTGCAAAGACTACAAGACGCGGACAGGATTATTGGTCACAACATTATTGGTTACGACATTCCTGTTATTCGCAAACTTTACCCTTGGTTTGGTAAGCCTGCTTATGTGGTCGATACTCTACTACTTAGCAGACTCTACCACCCCGACATGATAAACTTGGATAAGAAGCGTACCTGGGATGGTATGCCTCTCAAGTTGTATGGTAAACACTCACTTGAATCTTACGGCTACAGATTAGATGAACGTAAAGGTGACTACGGTTCCTCTTCTGATTGGACGGAATGGTCCCAGGAGATGGAAGACTATTGCATACAAGACGTTCACGTTACCACCAAACTATGGAAACACTTCCAGCCTTACCTGAATGGGTCACGCTAGAACACGAAGTACAACAAATCCTTACCGAACAAGAGATTCATGGATGGGCTTTTGATGAGAACGCTGCATGGCAACTTGCATCTTCTCTCACCAGAGAACTACGAGAAACTGAAGAACTACTACGAAACCGGCACCCTTTCGTGCGAGGATCGGAATTCACTCCTAAACGAGATAACCGCACGCAAGGATATGTCAAGGGTGCACCCTTTACTCGACTGAAAGAACTCAACACATCATCACGGGATCATATATCATGGATCTTGCAACAATTCTATGGCTGGACTCCAAGCCAGAAGACAACTACTGGGAAACCTGTTATCGACGAGGTGATCCTGAAGGAGATGAATTCGGAAGTAGCGACGATGTTCCTCCGGATTTTGACGATAACGAAGATGCTTGGAATGATCAGCGAAGGCGCGAACGCCTGGCTGAAGTTGAGTACGAGTGCTAAAAGAATTCACCACCATTGCAGTGTAGCTACTAACACACATCGCTGCGCCCACCGTAACCCCAACCTCGGGCAAGTCCCATCAGATGAAAGATTTAGAAAGCTCTTCATACCAAGTCCGGGTTTACATATGGTCGGCGCTGATCTTAGCGGCATCGAGCTTCGTATGCTCGCTCATTATCTTGCACGGTATGACGGAGGAAGATACGCGAAACTTCTACTTGAGGATGACATCCACCAGATTAACGCTGACAAGATTGGAATCTCAAGACGACAAGTAAAGACCGTAACGTACGCTTTCCTGTACGGTGCAGGTGACGAAAAAATCGGACACTCTTATGACCAACAGCTATCAACCACTGCTGCGAAAAAGAAAGGAAAGGAGATTCGTGCAGCGTATGTTGATGCGGTTGACGGACTGGATGATCTACTCAATGCTATTAAGAAAGCTGCAGAGAGAGGGTTCATCAAGTCTATCGATGGACGAAAAATTAACGTTGACTCGCCTCACAAAGCCCTGAACTACTGCTTGCAGTCAGGTGCTGGTGTCATCGCGAAGCGGTGGATGGTGATCAACCAGGAGACAATGAGAGAGGCACAGATATGTGCTGCTCAATTAGGATTTATTCATGACGAGCTACAGTTCGAGTGTGCCCCTGAGCACATCGGAGACCTATCTACATCCCTGGTATATAGCGCTACAGCGGCTGGGGAATACTACAACATGCGCATCCGCATCGACGCGGAAGCAACACACGGAAACAACTGGAGTGAAACCCATTAATGTACAGCAAGAAAAACAAGATTGAGATCAAGTCAGTCAAAAAGAAAACCCGTCAAGGTCAAGGACGTAACTCCGTGCCCAAGGGTGATAGGAAACCTTACCGGGGGCAAGGCAGGTGAAGCTACTTGTAGACGCTGATTACGTGGTCTACAAATGCTGTGCTGCTGCCGAAACAGAAATTGATTGGGGCAATGATGTAATTCTTGTAACAAGTAAATTTAGTGATGCTTATGCTGCTGTCAAGCGTGAGCTGCTTAAAATTATCAACAACTTTCTATGGGATGTACCTGAATTAGTTCTGTTCTTCAGCGATAGTGTAAACTTTCGTAAATCTATCCAGCCCGCGTATAAAGGGCATCGCAATCGTAAGAAGCCTTGCGGTTATAAACGTGTGATCAACCAACTCAAGACTGAGTATAAAGTTGTTATCATGCCAACGCTTGAGGCTGACGATGCCTTGGGTATTTATGCTACACAAAACAGGGGCAAGTGTTGTATCTGCTCACCGGATAAGGACATGCGCCAAATCCCTGGTCGCCTCTTTGACATGTCAGAAATGATGAA